GGCTCGACTAATTTTGACGAAACATTTTCCGGCGATAGTGATCCGCTGAAAGCTATCGTTAAAACTCCACGCGGAAAGACCTTTTTTGATGGCGTTGGCACAGACGTTAATATCACCCACGAAATAATCATTGCTTTTGTGGAAGGCGTCACTGCTGAAACCTGGATCTTATTTAACGGTAGGAGAATCGATATCCTAGCTGTGGAAAATTGTTGTGAAGATGATCAAGTTTTAATTTTGACCTGCAACGATCGCGGCACGGGTGAGGCGTCCAAGGCATGAGTATAGAAATGGATCGACAAAGCAGGGGAACGGTTCATAAGATTGAAAACTTGCGCGGGCTAACCCGGTCTGGCATTGAGCACGCTGCTTACATCTCTGCCAAAGGGCTGCATAAGACGATCAACGCAGAGATACTACACAAACCGAAAGGTGGTAGAGTTTACGTTATTAGGAGCGCTACGGGGCGTAAGCGTAGACATAGGGCATCGGCACCGGGGGAGACGCACGCCAACTTAACCGGCAAGCTTAGACGGTCGCTAGGGTTTAAAGTTAACCCCAGTCAGTTAGAATTCGGATATGGTGTTCAGTCGAAAGAACCCGCGCCGGATTACGCGGCAGGCGTCGAATTCGGCACTAAGAATATGGCGGCTAGGCCGTCGCTGCAAAACGGTCTTAGAGATGAGCGCCGCAACTTCCAGAATAATTTTGAGCGTGAGATTGGCAAAAGGCTAGAGGGAAGGGGTTTTGAAGGCTAAAGACATTGTTAATCAAATAGCGCTAGTATTACCGACTCAGGTGGATGATTTTACCACGCAGATTTCGGTTAGTAGTTTAGTTCGCGTGGGCACTACTGCCACGGCGACCACCCCCACTGCGCATGGTCTGTCGGTAGGTAGTCAGGCAAATATAAACGGCGCTCAAACCCCAATCGTAATCATTGATATTGATAGGGTGGGAATTGTTGCAACACTGATTACTGAAACTGATCACGACATTACTGAAAATGCCGGGTTCGATGTCCAAATTAGCGGTACTACAGAATCAGAATTTAACGGCACGTTTGAACTATTAAGCGTTCCGAATCGAAGAACATTAACATTCATGGTTGACGACAGCGGGCCAATATCCGGCACCGGCTCACCATTGCTATTAAACGCCTCGAATATTTTCGCAACATATAACGGTCTACGACAAATAACAGCAGTTCCCACCCCGACAACGTTTGAATACCTCGTAACTGATGGCATATTCACCCCGGCGAGTGGCACTATCGTTGCTAAAACTAGCCCGCGTGTGTCCACTGCTGTCACCTTTGACCGATTGTTGGAGGCTTACACTAAGCAAAACCCGGACGAAGCATGGTTATTTGTTGTCTTGGGCGATGCTTTAGCCAGTAAAAACCGGAACATTGATACTGACAGCACCGATAACCTGCAAATAGGGCACTATTTTAATCAGCGAATTATTCAAGCTGTTAATATATTCGTTTTTTTGCCCACTACGGGCGAAATTTCTGGCGCAGAAGCGCGGGACCGATGCGAGGAATTATTAAAGCCGATCTGTAACAGCATTCTAGGATTTAGGTTCCCTAGTTTAGTAGAAAATAGCAACAACCCGTTAATGCTAACCGGGCATGGATTGCAGGCGTACAGTACAGCATTCTACGCCCACCAATATGTTTACGAGTCCACTATTCAGCTTGGGCAATCCGATGTGTTCGTGCCGGCTGATGACGTAGCGTTTAGATGTATCGACATGACCATGGGCTTGGATATCGGGACAGAAACTTTTAACACTTTAATAGATTTGGATGACCAACCCTACCAAGAAGTGATCCCCTCAAAAGGTATTTATTCAAGCAGCTTCGGCAACCCAACCGCATTGGATGACGCCAACGTAAGGGGCGCATTGATTCGCGTGAAATGGAACGTTCTAGAAGCTGTGCAGGGTGTTTATGACTTCTCGTCCATTGACACAGAGCGCGAAGAGATCACGAGTAGAGGCTTGGATTGGTCGTTAGCTATAATTGCGGGGGGAGACACGCCCGATTGGATGATCGATACCCTCGGTGTTGATTTTTTCGATATTACAACACCCAGCTTAGAGGATAAACGAGTTCCGAAAATGTGGGATTCGTCTATCCCCAACGACAAATTAAGATTATTGCTTTTTGCCTTGGCTGAAGAATACGGCGACGATGATAGCCTAAGATTAGTCTATCAGCCACAGTACACAGTTAACGGCATTGAAGGCCATTTTAACGGCGTTACCGATAGCGAATTGCTTGGATTCGGTTTCACTGCCGATGCTTGGGTTGATGGTACAATCGAAAACAGCAGGAATATTTCTGACGCGTTCGGCAATAAAAATTCAGCTGTAGAATTGCATTATATTTTAAGTACAACGGTTATTGCAGATCGAATCATCGATGAATTAACGGCTGACTCTACGCTAACTCAAGTGGGAATAGCGTCTTGGTGGTTGTCCGGTAAAACATCATTCCAGCCGGATCTTATCACAAGCATGACGGCGTTTACTGGTGATAAATACGCGCAAGTGATCGGGCGCTCTGATCAAACATTCAGATTTGAGGATGACGACTACACGACTATTTTCCCACAAGCTATGGGAATCGGTTTTAGATACATTGAAGCGTGGGAATTTGAATTTATTAACGATACGTTCCCAACAGAATTCGCAGATTTTAATACCTGGGCTGATGCCAATTTTTAATAGCGAGGGGCTATGAAATTACAAAAACTTAAAATTAACAGCGTGCCGGGTTACACTGGCACAGTCACTATTAAAACTAACTCTAACGGCATCCCGCTAGATAAATTTTGGCGTAACCGAATCAAAGAATCAGAGTTAGACAATTGCGTGGAGATCGTTAAGCCCTACGCCCCAAAAAAGAAGAAAGGAGATGAGGCCAAATGACCACTATTAATCAACCGAAAGTCACCACTAGCATCATTGCGGCAACGCAAGTAGTGGGTAATACCGCGCAAAGAATCCTGTTTGTTGGGCAGAAAACAACCGGCACCGCTGGCACTGGCGCATTGTTTGAAAATATTGTCAATGGCGGCGCTGAGGATGCCTTATTTGGCAAGGATTCAATGCTTGCCACGCTAATTCGGGCGAATAAGGTTCGAAATCAGCAAGTCCAAGTCGATGCAATTGTGCTTAATGACGACGGTGGGGCAAGCGCTTCAGAGGGTATATTCACGATTACCGGGACGGCCACGGCAGACGGTGAACTATTTTTTACGGCTGGATCAGATCGCAATCATAAACATTCGGTTGCTGTCACTTCTGGCGACACCCCAACCGTTATTGGGGATGCGTTAGATGCTGTGATTTTGGCGGATCTTAATTCCCCCGTAACCTCAGTTAATGTGGTGGGCGTTGTGACGCTGACGGCTGTTAACGGGGGGACTTATGGTAATTCAATCCCTATCGCTATATCAGGAGAGGCTGAGGGCGTTAGCGTGGCTGTTACCGGCATGACCGGCGGAGCCACTGACCCATCATTAACTGGTGTATTTGATCCTGCTGGGGATCGCAGGTATCAAGCCGTCGTTTGGCCGTATCCCAATGACACAGCAGAGCTAAGGGCATTTTTAGACCCTCGGTTTAATGCTGATGGTGCGGTGCTTGACGGTGTAGGATTTACGGCAAGTAATGCTACTTTTTCTAATTTAATCGCGCTAGGTGATGGGCTTAACAGTCAATCACTCGTTATTTTCGGTGGTAAACAAGAGAACACACAGAGTCTAAAAGGAGGCGAAATTGTTGAAATCCCTATGGTTAAAGCTGCGCAATTTGCTGGTTATCGCGGCCTGCGTCTTGATACTGACGGTTTTAGCATTGCTGACCTGGTTATTTCAGCAAACGGCCCGCTTGATGCGTTTGGTGGTCCGGCGCTTGCGTCCAAACCCTACTTTAACACCCCATTTGCCGATCTCTCGCCAATCGTGCCCGGGCGCGGATTTGATGCCGCTGAGATCGAATCACTAAAAGATTCAGGCATTACTGTACTCGGTAATAACCTGGGTGCCACTGGCATTATCGCGGGCGAAGTGGTGACGACTTATAAAACCGACGCCGCATCTAATCCTGATATAACGTTTACTTTTTTGAACTATGTGGATACAGCAAGCCAAGCGCGGGAATATCTTTCTAATAATTACCGTAGTCGATTCGGTCAGTCTCGATTAAACAACGGAGACCTTAAGAAAGGGCGTGATAGCGCTAACGCTGTTGTGATGCGGTCATTTTCAAAACGACTTTATCAGGACTTAAGCGGGGTTAACTTCGTTTTACTTGAGTCTGGCGAAGAAGCGTTGAATTTTTTCAACGATAATTTAATTATCGTGATTGATAAGCCGTTGGGTAAAATCACTACACAAATGACTGTCCCTATCGTCACTCAAACCCGCGAAATAATCACCACCATGAAAATTGCGTTTAGTACTGACGCTTAAAAGGAGCCGAGAAAATGGCAACACAATTAAATGACATCACGATCCTTGTTAACAATGTCGCTGTAGCGTACACCGCCGATTCTCTGAAATGGAAAGACGGTTCCGGCGTTTATAGCGTAAGAAATGCTGTAATAGGCGGGGGAGAAACAGAGCAGGTTTTCAGTAAAGACTTGGCTTCTAAGTTTGGAGCGGTAGCATTTTCAATGCCTACCACTGAAGAAAACGAGGCCAACAAACGAGCCTGGAAACTCAACGACAATAATAATGTGGTTGAATTGATCGGCCCCGCTTCTGGTTCTTTTACTAAAATATTCACCGAAGCATCTATTTTAGAAGACCCTGAATC